CGCCGGCACCCGGGCCCCACCACGGTAATACTCGCTCAGGCTGATCGGGTTGGCGCCGCCGAACTCGGCCTGCACAGCCGCCAGGCCGATGGCGCCGGTGGTGGTGGTCATGCGCGCGCCTCCAGCGCCGCCACCTTGGCGTCCAGCGCCTTGATGGCCTCGATCAGCAGGCCAACCACGTTGCCATAGGCCACGGTCAGGGTGTCGTCGTCAGCCGGCCACACCGCCTCGGGCAGCACGGCCTGCAGCTCTTGGGCGATCACGCCGGTGTGGCGCCGCTTGTCGGCCAGGTCGATGCGCTCATAGGTCACGCCGCGCAGCGCGGCCACCTTGGCCAACGCACCGTCGATCACGCGCACGTCGCGCTTGAGCTTGGCGTCAGAGTAAGCCGTGATGTTGGCTGTGGCGTAGATCGACCCGGCTGTTCCGTTGGATGTACCTACGCCCAGCGCGTTCATCTGGTAGTTGTTGCCGGTGGCCAGCGCCGCGGCTGATCCATTGATGCTGGCGTTCAGCGTTCCGCCACCAAAAAACGCATTCAGGGCCGTGATGCTGTAGCGGTACAGACTGCCATTTGAATCCTGCCCGATGAGCGATGTGATCGTGCCAGACTGCACCGCCGAGCTGATCGCCGAGGTGATGCCGCTCAGTGCGTTCGCCGATGCCGCGGTGATGGCCCAGGTGCCGCTGGGTGTCACCACGCTGGCGGCTGTCACCCGCCCCTGTGCATCGACCACCAGCGACGGGATGGAGTTGTTTCCGCCGTAAGTGCCCGGCGTCACCGTGGTGTTGCCCAGGCTCAGCGTGCGGTTGGCCGCCAGAGATCCGCCGCCCGTCAGCCCCGTGCCGGGTGAGATCGTGGTGGCCTGCAGGGCGTAGGTGGTACCCGCGGTCGCCGCTTTCAGGAACCCGGTCGACATCTCGGCCCAACTGGTGCCGTTGTACCGCTCTGGCACGCTGCCGACGATCCAGCGGCGGGCGCCGGTGGGTGGGCCGGTCACTGTGCCCGCGTCGGCCGGGTCGAGCTGGCAAGCCAGCGCGACGATGTGCGCGCGGATGCTGGTCAGCAGCCCCGTGTCGTAGTTGTCGGTCTTCACCGGATGTGCAAAATCAATACTCATGATCAGAACCCTCTTGCTGTCCAGGAAAAACCACCACTCACCCGGGCGCCGGCACTGTCGAACAGCAGCACCTTGAAGCTGGTGGGGTTGGGGGCGTCGACAAAGTCGTACAGCGCATACCGCGCGGTAGTGCCAGATGGGGTCACGACGATGGCGTTCACGTCGATGAAGGCCACGCCGAAGGTCACGACGGTGCCGCCGACATCGGTGGACACGGCCGAGCCGCTGCCGCTGTCGGTCTTGAGCTTGCCGCTGAGCTTGATGTTGAGCCCGGCCACCTCCACCAGATCGTCGCCGCCGGTGCCGGTGAACGTGAAGCGCACTTTGGCGTAGCGGAACCCGCTGGCCAGCACCTGCGTATCGCCGGTGGGGCCGTCAATCCACGGATCACCAGCAAGAGCTTTGTAGGACAGTTGGCACACGGTGGTCAGCGCGCCGCTCAGGTCGGTGGCCGACAGGGTGGCACTGATGACCGTGGCCGGCAGCGCCGTGCCGTAGTCCATCGTTCGCTCAAGGTAGGCGGTGGTGCCGCTGGGCTGAAACACCAGCGGGTAGCCGGCCACGATCTGTGCATCGGGCGTGGCCCAGCTGCGCGATTCAAAGTGCGTTTGGATGGTTTCGTTGAGCGCCGGCCCGTAGAGTTTTCCTGCTTCAAGGTAGAGCCCGTTCAGGGTGATGCCAGACCAGTCGTCGTCATAGTTGTTGCGCAGCACATAGTCGGGCGGCTGGTTGATGGTGGCCACGATGGCCACCGCCGTGCCGGCCGTGCCGGCTGAATCGACCGCGGCCACCCAGTAGCTGTAGACCCCGGCCTGCTGCTCGAAGACCGTTGCAAACGTACTGTTGCCGTTGCTGCCCACCGGCTGGCCGCCGGCCCAGGTAACGCCCTTGCGCACTTCGTACCGGTCGATCGGCAGGCTGCCGGTCGCCGGCGGCGACCAGTACAACAAGGCGTTGTTGTCGACCACCTCACTGCGCGCCGCGGTGACGGCGCCGGGCGCCGTCACCACCACATCTACCGAGGCTGGCGCGCCGACGTTGCCCAGCGCATCGATCGGCGCCACCCACCAGCGGCGCAGGCCGGACCAGTCGATGCGGCGAGATAACCGGGTGATGTTGTACTCGCCCGCCGGCGTGGCGCCGTCCCAGGTGGTGCCGTGCCGCACTTCGAAGCTGGCCAGCGCCCAGGCACCGGCCGTGCCGGCATAGTCGAGTTGCAGGTCGGCCCCGACGATGGCCGCGGCCAGGCTGGCCATGCTGGGCGCGGCGATCACCAGCGCCATGCTGCTGGGCGGGCTGATGTTGCCCAGCGCATCAACCGCTGCCACCCAAGCGGTGTAGCTGCCGGTGATCTGCAGCGCCAGCGGGTGGCTGGTGCCGCCCAGCTTGTCGAGCACCTGCGCGGCCGCCCAGGTGCTGCCCAGGCGCCATTCGTAGCCAACCACGTCGAGCTCGGGGTTCTTGGCACAGTAGAGCCTGGCGCCGAAGGGTTCCAGGGTGTAGCCCAGGCCGGTGGGTGCGGCAGGCGGCAGCAGCACCATGGCGCCGGTGATGGTGTAGCTGTAGGCTGCCACGTCGGCCAGGCTTTGCTCGCCGGCCTCGAAGATGTTGAAGCTGGTGAACTTGAAGTTGATGGTCTCGCCGATGAGCGCCAGGTCGAGCGGGCCGCTCTTGGCGATGGCGTCGTCGACCCGAACGAACAGGTCATTGACGGCATGGGCTGAGGCGGCCGATGTGCCGTAGGCGCCACGCACCAGGCCGCCAAGGGTGTAGGCGCCGGGCCCGGTGAGGCTGGCGGTTTCATAGGCCATGAATTCCTGCGTTGCGCCGCCCACCCAGCACAGGGTGTTCAGGGCCTGCGCATCGGCCGGGCTGCCCCCGATCAACTGGCCCGAGCTGGTGACCGGCACGCTGCCGCCGCTGACCGCACCGGCCAGCTTGCCGTAGCGCGCACCGCCGTAGATCGTGTTGATGCGCTTGTAGTTCAGCCCGTCGAGGCTGACCCACACGTTGCAGCCGCCCCAGTAGGCGCCCGACCCCTTGACGGCGGCATAGACCTCCAGGCCGGTGGTGGTGCGGTTGACGGGCGCCTCGAAGAACACCGGCGCATCGACACCGCCGGGGCTGGCGTTGTAAGCGTGCTGGAAGCCGGCCGACACCTGCGCCGGATAGCGCGTGGGCGATGCGGTGCCGAGCGGCCAGTCTTCAAGGTCGATCTCCAACATGCCGTCTTCGTCTTCACCGATGGCGGTGATGCGCACGGGCAGCTGCGCGAAGCCCAGGGCCTCGTCGGTCAGGGTGACCAGATCCATGCATTCGAGCAGGCAGTAGGCCCAGGGCAGCTTGACGGTGCCGGCGCCGCTGATGTTGAGGCTGCGCTGCATGACGATGCGCGCAACCAGACCGGCAACCGCCGCATCGCAGATCCATGGTGCGCTGAGCGTGGACATGGTGCGCAGGCCGCCGGTGGAGATGTCGGCATCGTCCTTGGCTTCGGCGATGGCCTTGTTATAGGCGTTGGCGCGGTCGTTGAACTCGACCCGCACATGGTTGTAGCGGTCGGCCGGCTCTTTGCGGGCCCAGCGCAGCGGGTCGTCGCTGCCGTCTTGCAGCCAGCAGTCGTCGTTCAGGTCATAGAGCGGCGTGACGTTGGGGGTGTAGGTGACGCCGTTGCCGGTGATGGCGACATCGCCATAGGGCACGATCTTGAGGCGATCGAATGACCACACCGGGGCACAGTTGGTCATGCGGCAAAGCGCGTCGACAAAATCGCCCGCGCGCTGTTGCTCGGTGAGCAGCGGGCTCATCAGCAGACCGGCGGCGGCGGCATAGTCGATGGCGCCTTGCAGATCCAACGCGGTGGCGGGCATGCGAGCGCCGTAGCGGCCGCTGGCCAGCACGCCGGCCGCAAACTCCCAGGGGTTGCAGTCGGGCAGGCTGGCGCCGTAGCGGTAGGCGCCGGCGCCCTGCACTTCGAAGTTGTGGTTGTCGACCTGGGCGCCGCTGCCCAGGCTGTAGTTCTGCGCATGCACGTAGGCCAGGCCGGGGTAGGCCAGGGCCTGGTCGGCGTGGCTGCTGGTCAACCAGGCCGCGGCCGACTGCGCCATGCTGCCGTTGGCCAGCGTGATGCCCAGCGTGGTGAGCGGCGACAGGTTGGGCGACCCGCTGCCCCACTGGTAGCCGACGGCCAGCGCCACACCGCGCACGGCGCTGTTGAGCACGGTGACCAGTGCGCCCACGAGGGTGTAGTCGCGCCCTTCGGCCAGAGTGACGGTGGTGTCGTAATACCAGTTGGTGGACTCGCCGACGACCGTGACGGTTTCGGTGTAGCTGATCGACACGCCGCCCAGCAGCGTGGCGCCGTGGGCCAGGGTGTAGGTCATGGCGCCCGAGCCGGGCGGGGTGTAGGTTTCGCTGGCGGTCGCGATCTGCGCGGGTGCCCAGCCGCCTTCGAACACTTCCTTGCCCTTCCACACCCGGGCGATGGCGCCCACCGGGCCCTGGCAAATGCCCATCAGCACGCTGGCGCTGTAGGTGTAGGTGGTGTTTTGCGTCTTGACGCCGCCACCCTTGCCGCCGGCACTTTCGGTGGTGGTTTTGGGGACGGCCTTGAAGTCGCCATACCAGACCAGGTTGCCGGGGATGCGGTTGACGCCGCCCAGCACGGGGATGGTGACGCCGTAGGCGCTGCTTTGCAGCTTGAGCGCCTCGAGCTTGGTCTCGCTGGTGGCAATGGTGGAGCCGCCCATCAGATGGCGCTCCAGTAGCAGTGCTCGCGCCCGGCCAGCGGGTCGTCGGACGCGCGGGTGACGATGACGCCGCGGCCGATGTAGGCATGCAGCAACAGCGGGTCGACCCCGCCCTCGACCACGATGGCACCGTGGCTGAAGGTGCGGCCGAAGCGCCAGACGCCCACATCGCCCGCCTGCGGGTGCAGGCCCGGCGCCAGGCGTACCGCGCCCACGTCGTGCAGCCAGCGGAGGTAAACCTCTTCGCCCTGGTGCAGGTGCCACTGGGGGGCGTAGTTGCCAAGCTCGAGGTGGGGCACGACACCGGCAGCCTCGAACACGGCCGCCAAGATCTGCGCGCAGTCGACACCCACGCCCTTGATGCGGGCGTGGTGGTGGTAGGGCGTGCGCGCCCAGGTGTGGGCCTCGGCCACCACGCGGCGGCGCAGCTCGGCCTGGCGAAGCGCGGTCATGTGACGGTCTCCGGGGCGGGGATATAGGGCTCGCCCCGAAAGCGGGCAAGGTTGGAGAACTTGCTGGTGCAGTCGCCGTCCTTGGACTTGTTGCAGCCGGCGCGCAGGGTGAAGGCATCGCCCGCGCCGATGGCGAACGGGAACGGGTACACGGCCACGATGCTGGCGGTGCCGGCCCCCAGCGCGTGCGAGCGCACGGTGCGGCTGGCGCCTGCATTGAGCCCGCTGGTGAAACTGAGCACGCCCAGGTCGGCCCAGGCCGCGGGCTTGGCGATGACGGCGGCGCTGGTGCTGGCGATGACGCGACGGGTGGCGTCACCCGCCGTGCTGGCGGCACCCGTGACGGTGAAGGCCGCGGCAGACAGGCCGCACTGCGGATCGAACACGGTGTTGCGGCAGCCGGGCTGGTACACATCGCCGGGGATCATGACGTCGAGCAGCTCGGCGTGCGAGCGAACCTCGACCGTGGCCCCGGATCGGCCAACACCGATGGCGCCGACACGGCC